AAAATGGTTGTTAGAATCAAAGAGTTTAAGGACGAAGCTGAAAAGATGTTTTATGAATGGGTAAGTGACCGATCTTTCAATGAATCAAAACTTCCAACTTTCAAGCAATTTGTAATTAACGAATCACTTCGCAAATCTTGCTAAATCAAATTTGTGCTTTGACACAATAAACTTCTGTTTAACGTAAATCTTTTCACGAGCATGACCGTGCTTAACAATGTATCCATTAAGATCATCTATTAAATCGTAAATCGTAACTTTAACCTTACCCTTTAAGCCTCTCATCCCACGGCCAATTGACTGCCGTATTGTTACTTCAGACTTATAACTTTCAGCCAGGATAATGTGATTTACGTTCTTTAAGTCAATACCAGTAGAGAATGTTCCGTATGACGCAACTAGTGTAACGCCAGATCCAGCTTCCATGATTCGTTGATAATCATCACGATCCGAACTGTCAACTCCACCATCAATATAATATACATGCTCTCTCCATTCCTTGATACGATCGCAGATACGTTGACCGTATCCGTCCTTGACGTTAATGTATAGGATTAACGTATTACCATCAAGCTTCTTAACAAATGAAGATATAAAATCTATTCGAGGATCATAAGACACGATAAATGCTTTTTCAGCATCGTACATTTCCTTACCTGATTGCCCAGCTTCTCTAAGGGCTAAGTAGTTCTTAACGAAAGGTTCAGTCGTTGGATACTCCAAGTAAACCATTTTAATGTAAACATCAGGCGAGTAGTTATTCTCAATCAGATGGCTTGCCGATAGAGTCATGCTTAATGGTCCCAAGAATTCTTGAATTCTAAAAAAGTCAGAATACTCTTCCTCAATTTTAATTGTACCAGAAAGTCCCAGTTTATATTCAGCATTAGTTGATTGTAATAGAATATCTCTAACTGAATTACCTCTGCTTGTGTGGCACTCATCAATACAAACAATACTAAATTCCTTAAAGAATTCAGGCGGTCGATTTATTAAACTTTGGTAAGTTGAAATAACTATATCTGCATCAGCAAAAGCCTTATCGGAGTATTTACTTTTACCTCCAATAGTCATCACATTAAATTGCATCAGTCCAGTATTATAATCATCAGTAAACTTCTCAGCAGTTTGGGTAACAAGGCCGGCTCTAGGAACCACAATTAGGGCTTTTTTACCTTTACTAACTAGCACTCCTTTTCTTTTTAGAAAAGCCAAGTATAAAAAGAAGATAATGGTTTTACCAGCAGAGGTTGCAAGTTCAAGAGAACAGAATTTATATTTAAGAGCTCGGTGAACTGCTTCTAACTGATAATCTCGAGCCTCGATATTTGAGCCGTCTAGCATTACTGAAGTAAACTTCTCAAGTTGGTCTTTGGTAAAATTTAGATTGAATAACTGTTCGTAGTTTTCAATATGGAGTTCGTATTCACGCTTCTTACCAAAGTTAAATAATTCTTTCCACAAGCCGACGCCTATTTTATAGAGGCCAGTTTCTTTGTCAAGAATCACAAAGTGATCGTAACCGTCCCATAATTTGCGTTTGTATAGGCGATTGAAAAGGTAACCCTTTTGGCGTTTCTTAAAATAGAGCTGGAAATCTTTGAGTTCACCCTTAGTATCGTGGCTGACCAATTCAAGAAATTGCTTATCGGTTGATAGTTTGAAACTTAACAAGCATTTAGATATTTTTAATGCCCGTCTAGGAGCTTTTGAACATCAAGACGAGTCTTGATTCCAAATAGTACTGCATCGATTGTTTTAATGGAATCTGCATAGAACCCAATTTGATTCTCAACCTGTTCAATCTTTTCCTTTATTGAAGCGGTCTTTCCATCAACTATTGTGTTCTTTTCATTGGCTCCATATCTGATTTGATGATTCTTTGAAGCATCTACCCATTCCTCACCCTTCTTTTCACGGAAAGTCTTTTTAAGCTGAGTAAAGTGCTCGATGAGTGTGTGATTCTCTTCTAGCATCCTCTGTCTTAAACTTAAAAATGTAACTTGGGCCTCAGGTATCTTACGAATATTCTCAAGTAGTTTAATACCTACATAGATTTCGCCTGAGAAAGACTCTCGTTTTTCTCTAAAAACTTCAGCTATGGTTCTTTTTGATGTAGTTGATTCCATTAGTATATTTTATCAAAAACTCTTGCGAAGTTTTAGCTGACGAAGCAATAATAGGTGCTTTCAACTTGATAAAAATCACTATTGAACTCTTGGATGATGTTACTTGAGTAAATAGTTTCCCCGATTGGGTGGTGGTCGCCGTTTTTATAGAATACTGCAACATTTCCATCATATAAACAAACAATTGAGTCTAGTTCATAGTGGCTAATTGAGCCTCTAACCATTTCTTTAAATTGCTCGTTAGTTACTTCTGATCCATTATTAGTAAGGAAAATACTTGGGAAAGAACGCTTAAGTCTATGCCCGCTTGACTCAATTGAGTTCATTACTTGTAAAACATAAGGAAGTTTGCCATACCCATCAAGATCCTTTAGAACCTTATTGTACTGGGCTGAGCTGGTAAAATTATAAATTACAAACGGCTTTTGTTCCTGTACGCAGTCTCTAATGAGATGGTAATGGTTTCCGTCGTATTCTCTGCTCGTTCTTAGTGATCTGTTCATTATTTAGTATATTAGATAAAACTACTAGGTTATTTATCAGTAAAATATTGCATGCAAAATCAAGTACATATTAACATTTTTGACTTTGACGAAACACTCTTTAGGGTCCCAGGTTACACAAGTAGTGAAGCTAAGGGTCTTGAACCTTATGAATGGTTCGATTCGCCTGAGTCTCTATCCGATAAGTTTAATATTCGAGGAATCTCAAATACGATAGATCGCACCAAAGATGATTGCCTGAATTACTTAATAACTCATAGAGTTAAGGCATGTCAACCAAGAGTCATGGAAATTCTTTCTGAAAACGGTATCAAGTTCGATAAAACGTTCTTTTTAGGAAGAGAAGGCGGTAAAGCTGAAGTTGCGATTGAGTTAATTAGACAGCATGACGCTGATTCAATAACCATATTTGAGGATTCTCTATGGGAAATCATTAAGTACACGGCCTGGTTCCTAGACGCTGGATTAACTATTCAAATCGGCTTTGTTTTCATAGATAAGAGTAAAGTAATAAAAATAGACTGGGATACTGCAAAATCGCTTGAAGAATTCTCAGAAGCTGAAAGACTAAAAATCGTATGATATTATTCGTAGAAGGAGCCAGACACTCTGGCAAGACGTTTCTTATAAATCAATTTATTGAAGATTGTAATGATCCTCGAGTTGAATACTATAAGTTTTATTTCGCAAACCACATAAAGGCTCTTGACCTTGTTGGTCAAGATGCAAATCCAAATCTTCATTATTTCAGTTTAGGAAATATTATGACAATTATGGAAATGAATCTTAGACCCGAATACTCAGATAAGATTTGGATCTTTGACCGAGCAATCATTTCTGCATACACTTGGGCAATCTTAAGAAACAGATTAACTAGGAATGCTGCTGAATTAGAGTTCTTAAAGTTATTAAACACAACACTTTATGCAAATTCAAAGACCTTAGTAGTCACAGTAATCGGCCAGACCGGTGATGCTAATCGAACCAAAGACACATGGGACGGAGCTCATTCTACGGTAGAAGAACAGCAATTAATGGCTCGTTTGATTGAACTTGGGATGCACGATCTTGCTAATTCTGATAAAAATAATAAGATAAGTATAGTTTTTAATAACTTTGATGAAGCCTCGGTTGCTTCATTTAACCACGAATGCTATGCGTTATTAGGAATCGAGCCTAATAAATAACTGATATGGCAGGACTATCACACCTAAGAGACGTTTATGAAAAACGTGGAAAAGACTTTCTAGAGAATCTTTTAAATAAGACTGTTATCATTAACGAAAAAATTGATGGCGCGTATTTTGGCGCTAAAAGAGATGGCAAGCAGAATAACTTTAACTACTTTAAAAAAGACAGTAAAATTGGTTACATCGACCGAGTTCTTAGTAAATACTACGAGTCGGGCATTAGACATTTTGAGAGTCTTGGGCATGACGCCTTAAAAACAGTTCCTGAGAACTATGTGTTTGGAATGGATTACAATCCTAATAGAGAGGTTCCATTAAGATTAAGTCACATTAAAGTACTTGATGAAAATTACCAACACATTCAAACGATTCACGATAAAGAAGAATTAAATAAATGGGCTAACGTGATTAATGTAAATCCACCAGCTATTATATTTCAAGGAAAGTTAAATGATGACCAAAAGGTTAAGATCCAAGAATTCATTTTTACTCCGCTTGCAGCACTAAGCGAGAAATTTAAAACTAAATCATTCACTAAACATATATTATCAGTTTTAAACCCAGCAGTTGACGAATCAGTTGCAGACGATAGAGCAATCGATGAAGTTGTATTTAGATTTGCAGATGAAGGTAAATCCTCAGAAGAAGCAGTACTTGCTAAACTAGTAGATCCAGTTTTTTATGATAATGCAAAGAACTTACCTCAAGAAAAAGTTCAAAAGAAAAGCGATGATTATATTTGGATTATTGTAACTGACTTAATGAACTTTATTGAGAGTTACAGACTTTCTGAACTTAGATCAATTTCGCTTGAAGGTGAAACTCCTGACGAAAGATTTATTTCATTAATCAATAAGTTGTTTATTGAATTTATTAAAGAATTTGGAGAGAAATACAATGACCTTGACATTCAGGTACCAGAATTCCTAAAGAGAGAAGAGTTTGATGTTAACTTAGACTTGGTAAATGATACTCAAGTATCTGAAATAATTTTAAATAACCAAAACTTCAAAGAAATATATCGAATCTTTATAAACATCTTTAGAAAAAAGAAGATAAAAATAAATTCTCATCTTTTCACTGATGCAATGAAAACTAACCTTATTGATCAAATCGGTAAGCTAGACCAAATTGCAATGGGCGATCAATTATTTGAGAACTATTTTCCTTCATTTAGCGAATTTGTTGGAGATGATAAAGCTCCAGGCTATTTTGAAACTTATGATGTAGCAAATGATGCTCAAACCAAAGTAAAGAAAGTTAACCTATTACTTTCAGAATTTCAACCAATCCATAAAGGCCATATCAAGAATGCACGCATCTTAACTGAGAAAAATGGATTACCTACTCTGTTAATATGTATTCATCCAGGAAAATCTAGCAAGATTTTTCCAATTAAGAAAGAAACCTTAAATAATGCGCTTGCTAAAGTATCAGCAAGCGATAAACAAAACCTAGCAGGTCATGTTATGATCGGCGATGGCAATATAGAATCAGTATTAAAAGCAATTAGACCCGGTTTTGAACCAGTAAGCATCGCAGCTGAACCTAGTAGAATTAAAGACATTGCTCTACAATTAGAACTTGCAAAGAAAAGATCAAGAAATTTAAACATTAAGAGAAATACTAAATTGATCGAAGTTCCAACAACCAATATCGGAGAGTCAATAATGAATTCAATAAAAACTAGAGACTTTGCAGCATTTAAAGAAGCAACACCATCAACAGTTCACTCAGAATTTTACAATTTCAATAAGGACTTAATGGAATCATTAAACGAAAATATTAATCATGAGAATGTGATTAATGATGAACCTGAAAAATTAAGTCCAGAACCAATAATCCAAATTGAAGACTAACTAAACTAAAAAAGCTCCTAATGGAGCTTTTTTTATGTGAATTGGTTTACAGTAACTATAGTGATGTAAACTCGCCTTTAATAAAGTTAATATGTTGAGCTTTTCCATCATGGTGAATGATTACGTGTGATTGGAGCCATCCACTAGGTCCGACATTATAGTTAACTCTTAATTTAGTAGACGTCCCGACAGCTAATGCTCCGTCCCTACGACCAGGCGAATGATAATGACCTACTACAATTTTAGTATTTAATTTTCTAAATTGAAGAAGCGATCCGCGAGAACCATTTGAACCAATATCTCCATGCTGAGCTAATTCCCAACCGTTTATTACAAAGCTATCGCTACGACCTAACGTTTTAAAATTTGGAAATTTTTGATTGATTAGGTAAGGGATTACTCCGTTTGGTGCAATTCCTCTAAGTAAAAGAGCACTGTACTCCATGTATTCCAAAGAATTCTTAAGAGTTGCAGTTTTTCTCCAATCAGTAGACTTTAACCAACGATCCAAGAAGTCATCATGATTACTACGAACAATTGCAACTTTGTATTCTGCAAAAGCCTCAAGGCCCTTTAGCATAGCATCAACCTCTTTCTTTAATGAATTTGATCCATCCATTTCTCTTTTGTATTGAATGAAAGGGTCTTTTATTTCATGATGATTGATTGAAAGTCCGTCAAATACGTCATGTAGAATAACATTATCCGGATAAAGCTTCTTAAATAATTCAAGAGTTTTCTTTATTACTCTCTCATCATGTTGGCCGTAGTGAATGTCTCCCAAGACAATAGCCGCAACTGAAGTAACTTGAATAATTTCACTAGATTCAATATCCTCATTATATTCAACTCGGTTATAGAGATCAGTAAAGTTACCGTCATCTGTTGCGGTTACTTGACGAGCAAAAAAGATATTTTGGTCCTTGATCTCAACTACTACAAATCCAAGAGTATGGTGAAACTCGCCCTTCTTACCTGATTTTGAATCAGTATAGTTCTTAACAGTACAAGCACCAGTAGTCATCATCATTTTTGGCAAATTGCCTTCAAGCACAGGAATTGTTTCCAAGTGGACCTTAGGTGAGCCAAATACACATGAGTTAATACCGCTCATACCTTGCAATCCAGTCATTGGATCAACGGCAGTTGGCTGAATTTTAACATCAGACATGATCCACATGTGTTTGTGAACCTCATGTCGACCTGCGTCTAAGTAGGTTTCAATACGTTCTGCCCAAGTCTCGTAGTTCTTATCAGAGAATACTGAGGTTGGATTTTTGTATCGACCTGCAATTACATGAATGTCAGCGTTAATTAGTTCTGCGTACTTTTCAAGGTTAGATACGAATTCTTCGTGAACTGGCGTATCATTTTGTGCCCATGTGATAATGAATCGCTTTTTCTTTTTATCGAACTTGCGTTCTCTGGCTTTAATTAGTTGCGGAGACTCTTGTATTGAGCTCTCGGTGATTCCGAGTTTAGCTAACCATGTTTGGACAGTCCTTTCAGATTTACCCAAGTATTCGCTTAATTCTTTCATTCGGGTGTCCCAGCTTAAATCTTTATTCCAGTAAATGGTAGAAAGATCGGAGACATCCTGTGGAGTTAATTCGTCAAACTTCATCAATTATTACAGTTTTGTTATCTATACTTATATTTAATTATGTTATAAAGTTTTGATAGGAAGTAGCCAAGGTCTGCCGAATAAATAACTTTATGGAAAAGACAGCTAAGAATATTGATAACTACCGTAAAGGCAAGGAGCCTTTAAAAAATGCGGTACAACAGCATCCTACTGGAAATGACGTGTATGATTTTTTACAAAAGAATATTAACCGTGATTTCTGGGTGACACCTTTTTCAAAATGGCAAAAAGCACAAAAATTTCGTAAAAACTAATGTTCGGACTAGAAAATGAAGTTACGCCACAGAGCGAACAACCAGTAACAATAAGTTACCTAATGCTATCGTTCATGCAAATTGCAGATCAGGCAAAAATTATTCACTGGCAAACCAGATACGATAGAGAACATCGTCATTTTGGATCTTTCTATGAGGCATTTATTGGTCAAATGGACACAGTAGTTGAAGCAATTGCTGGAAAGTACGGTAAAGATCACCTAAAATTTGGAGAAGCTGCTATTATGGTGTATGACTATGATACGTCAATTAATGAGTTCTTTGAACTAGTTGATGATGCTTTTAGAGTTAACTTCTGCGAAATCTTTGATAAAGAAAAAGATTCAGAGCTTTTTAACCTAGCTGATGAGGTTTTAGATTTAGCAAACAAAACTAAATATTTACTACAATTTGAAGCATAATATGTTTAATGTAAAAAGATTACAAGTACTTGAGAGCCTGATTCTTGAAACAGAGTTGATCCAAATTGGGTCAGACACTGAAGATTTAATCAATAAGGCTAAGAACTCAAAGTCTAGCGGCTCGGGATCATCTGGTGATGATAACGAGGATATGAATCGTATTCTTGATTGGTTATTCAATCTTGGAGAAGATGACCTTAGAAAGAAACTAGAGGATCCTACTCTATTTAAGACGTTCTCTAATCCTGGCATGAAAGCTGTACTTGATAAGTACTTTATTTACCTTAATGAGAGAATCTCAGTATTTAGAAAAGAACTACTTACTGCTCTAGATAAGGAAGAGCTAAATGAATTAGAAATTAACCGAATTACTGATAAAATTACCAGATTTGTTTGTAGAGTTAGAGTAGTTGAAGTTATTTATGAAACACTAGGTGCAAAGAGCGCAGCTTCAGAGTTTGCAGACGATATTCGCAAAAAGGTTGATGATATTAACAAGGACCTATCTGAAATTTATGCTCTTAGAATAACTAAGCCTGCTGAGAAAACCAAACAAGCCTATTCAAAATTCCAAGGAGCTCAAACTCCAGAAGAAAAGGAAGAGGCTGCAAAAGAAGTATTTGCTAATTTAGAAACAGCTGAAATACTAGCAGATGGAATGCCCGAAGAGGTAACCTCTGGAATAGATGATGCTATTAATACTTACACTGGTCAAATAAGTTCAGAAATCGGTAAGGAAAAGACTGATGATATTAAGAATGGTATTTTTGTTAATAAGGATGTTGCATCATTAGTTCGTAAAATATTTGAATTTCAACATACTGCATGGTCAAATGAAAATGATATTTTGACTGAAGCTAATAAGCTTAGAACCAGTGTTAATGGATTTCCAGAAGTTTCACAAGATGCAAAGGAATACCTAGTTAGACTAATCGATCAAGTGCAAAAGGCCCTAATTGAGAGAGTTAAGGATAAAGAGTTTGACACAAAGAAGTACAAAGGAATTCACTATGACTTCAATAAGAAGTTACCGTTATATGAAAGAACTTCATTACCAGTTACCGGCAAGCAAATAGCAGACGACTCTAAATTGATGAAGTTTAGAAAAGCATCACAGGACCTAATGAATTTACTATTTAAAGGTTCTGATGAAACTGTTGCAGGTAAAGCATTTAAAGATACTGGAAAATGGCTCCACACAATTTATGCAAAGACTCTAAATGGCGCAGCTAAATTAATAGGCAAGGCAGTTGGAGGAAGAGAGGGAGAAATGAAAGCGGATGCAGTAAGCCGAATGTTTATTTTAGACACAACCGTAGTTGATGAACCTAAACCAAAACAAGTTAGTGAAGATGGAGTTGCTCCAGGAGTTTCTCCTCAAGTACCTGGATCAATTGGATCAATGGGACCTATTGTTGCCCCTACTGCTGACTCAGTTGGATCTGGCGATAAATTCATATCAATGGACGATATTACCACAAAGAAAAAGAAGAAAAAATCAGCAATCTTAGGATTTGCAGACTTTATAAAAGAACAAAATAATACAAAGTAATGAAAAACCGACTTATTAAAACTTTTGAAAGTTTCATGGATCATGTATCAATGGAACCTCATCACGTATCTGGCGATGAAATGCCAATGCAACCTGCTGGAATTAACCATGACGAACAACACCAAACTGAGAACTATATGTTCTTTGGTAATTTAGAAACAGTGCATAGACTAGCTGGAATCATGTTAAAAATGGATCCTTTAAAAGTTGATGCAATCTTAAAGAATGGCCACAATTGGGCAGTAGATCATATTACAACCTCAAAGGATGATATGGAAGAAGTTGCTAACTTTTTAATTGGTGAAATGACTGAAGTTGCAGAGACAGCTGAAGGTCAAGCAGAGTATATGGCTAACGAAGGTAATTATTCTTGTAATGAATGTGGAATGGCATACGAAAAAACTGAGATGTATGAAGGTCACATTTGCAAATGTGGCGGAGAAATAACCGCAAACTAATAATGAAAAGTTACGTTCACTCATTTAGATTATTTGAATCAATGTCTGATCCAGGCTTTGAATGGTACTATGGAATCGCAGATTGTCATGGAATTGAATCATTTATTAAGGCTCCATCTGACCTAGATTCAGACATGGAACTAGATGCACTAGGCCTTGGTGATATGACTGGATCTCATGATGATAAAGTGATGAAACAAACTCTTGGCATGCTTAAGATGAGGTGTCACTACAATCAACAAAGACATCCATTGATCTACATGGTTAGGTTATCAGATGAGGATGCTGAAACTGTTCAAGCACTATATGATAATGGTGAATATATTGAAGCCCTTGAAACAATTAAGGAAAGATCAACTGACGTTAAAGTAGCTAAAGGTATTGCTGGTGGAGATATGGAAAAGCGTTGGAGAATGATTCCTAATCCGGATCTTGATCCAATGTCAGAAAGTTTACAATATCACATCAATAACCAGGTGTCAATCGTTGAATCAATATACAGACCAACAAGTCAAGCTCATTTTGAATTACTAGCAGAAGCCAGAAGAAGATTTGATACTGGATCACTTTTATTAGAAGGAATTGACCGACAATTATTTGAAGAAACTGACCTAGGTAAATTTGCTGAATATGAAGGTGAATCTGTGCCGTTAGACTTTTTATTTGAGGCAGAATATTCAGGAAAACAAGTTGAGCTTAATAAGCCAATGAGAGGTGGTGCTAAGAAGTATCATGTCTACGTAATGAATCCAACAACTAAAAAAGTTAGAAAAATTGCATTTGGTGATGTGCATGGTGGATTAACTGCAAAGGTTAGTAATCCTGAAGCACGAAAGAGCTTTGCAGCTAGACACCGTTGCCATTTAAAGAACGATAAACAAAAAGCAGGCTATTGGGCTTGTAGAATAAACCGATACTCTCATCTATGGGGAGGTAAAACCTATCCAGGATTCTGGTAAAATAATAAACCTAAGCATGGACCAAGCAAAAGTAACCGGAAAATCTGGCCCTTATTTCAAAGGTCTAAATAAAGATCAAAAGAATAAGAAAGAGAGTCAAATGAAGCGCCAAGCCAAGATGAGCGACTCTAATGATAGTGCATATAAACCAATGCCTGGCGATCTAGATAAAAGTGGAAAGTTTAAAGGTTCCAAAGTTAAAAGTTCATATACAAATAAAGTAAATCAGGACATGAGCGAGAATCGAGTTTATCGATTTGCAGAATGGGTTGAAGTTAATGAATCTAGCTCGGCGGATAAATCACTAAAGGCAAAAGCGGCAAAGTATAAAATACCATTTGGTATTCTTAAACAAGTTTTTAATAGAGGAATGGCAGCTTGGAAAACAGGTCACCGTCCAGGTATAGGTCAAACTGCATGGGCTCATGCACGAGTAAATTCATTTGTTACAAAGTCAAGCGGTACTTGGGGAAAAGCGGATAAGGATTTAGCACAAAAGGTAAGAAAAAGGAAATGACCAAGCCTTACTTAGATATTGATCAAATAAAAGACGTTACTGTTCGTAAATTTTCAGACGATATTGATCCAATTGAATTAAAATGGCATAGGGACGATGAAACTCGACAAATAGTTTCAGAATCTGCAACTGATTGGATGATCCAATTAGATAATGCACTGCCTGTCTCGTTAAATAATACTATAACTATTCCTAGACATGATTGGCATCGACTAATCAAAGGGACTGGCGATTTAACACTAAAAATTAAAAAAGAAAAGAGATGAAATTTTCAATTGGAGACAAGGTCATTATTCGAGCAGACGTTGAAGAAATGCAGAACGACATGCTGGAGTTAGCTGATGGCCAAGAGGCGGTAATCACAGAGATTTACCAAAATGTGTACGAGCCAGATGTGGATCGTTTTGAAGTGGAATTGGTACACCCAGTAAAGTACGATGGCCGTGAAGTTATTGTAGTTCCAGGGTTGTATCTTGACAACTTAGAACTCGCAGAACGAGTTAACGAAGCAAAAAGAGCAGGTCGCTCAACCCGAAAAATTAGTAGAATGCTAAATAAAGTTAACGAGAAATACGCAGTTTCATTTAATACTCTAAGTAAATCAAAAATCAAGTAATGACCAAACACGTAAAACTATTTGAAGCCTACTCAGGTCAACCAGGTCAGCCGTTGGAATACAGCTTTGACCGATATGAGATAGATACCTATTTTCCTAAAAAGTTAACCATTAAAGCTCATACCGGTAAGGATAATGCAGATGATGCTGAATTAGCTAATTTGGGACTGGCAAATGGTTTGATTGAGATTGAGGATTCTAGTGTTGATACTGTTAAAATCAGGTTCAGTATGGCACCAATATACGATCGATCAGGTATTGGTAGCTTTGACTTTGAATTAATATCAGTTTATATCGCAGGAGACTATAGTGTCTGGAATGAAGTAAATGATGATAGTACTAGATACGATTTTGAAATCGAAGATGCTGGGCCATTCTATCAAAGGGTTGAGGTAGCTTGGGAAGGTTTTCCGTTATATCCATTCAATATTGAAATTGAAATGGCTGACAATTATGATCTGGACCCAGCTAAATTGACTTATAAGATCCAGATAGGAAATTAATAAATCGGTGCTACTTAAAGATATTAAAACGGAAGGTCATTCGATCTTCCTTTTTTTGGTTAGGTCGATAAATAACTCTAGAAATAACTGCAATATATGTCAACATCCGACTCATCTAATTCAACTGGCTTATTAATAACAACAGTGGCGGCCTTCCCTGGAATTAACTACATGGACGAGCTACAGAGAAACCCTGGAACAGATGCATCGGTTCTTGAAAAGTTATTGGTGCCTGCAGAAAATGGAATTGTCCAGCATAATGTTAGCTCAATATTTAATAAATTTGCAGTGTTTCAATACTCTCCATTAAATGCTGGAGCCAAATACCGAACTGAAGGTCACTTTATTGGCTACTCAACACGATTAAAAACAGACAAAGAATATGTTGAAGATTCAGTTGCTGAATCTATTATACAAAAAGCCCAACTCGAAAGTGCAAAACGTCAAGCTGAAGATAATAGTCAGCAGGCAGAATATTTAAAGCAGCAATTAGAGCAATGGGAAGCACGACAGGGTAGAACTGCCCAATCGGCTAGAAGTTTTAGAGCTAATCAACATGGAATTCTGTCTAATCCGACAGCATCTCACTTGCAAAAATGGGGAGCAGAAGTATCGGCTGGCACATCAGTAGGTTTCCAACCCTATTCTCTAACTGACTTCATGTTCTGTAAGTATTACGGAAAAATTCCAAATAATAGATTGGTTACCCTAAGACGTTATCCATTTCCAATAGGAGATACTTTAAGAATCGGAACAACTGATCAGCGTCGAAATGCTATTCCAGTTACACAAGCTGTGACATGGTTTGGTTCAGACACTGGCAATGATTTGAATAAACTAGGAGTATTTTCATGGGATATGCCATGGGAAACATTGCCAGTGTCTGAACAGGAAGTTACCGGTAATGAAGTAACATTTAGCGACTTACTATCGGCGGTTGCAGGACTTCCTGGAGGAGATGCGGTTAAAGGCGCATTGGAAACGGCATACGCCTCGTTTAATGGAAAAGACGCTAATATTCAACAAATTTCAGGATACGAAGACAAAATGCAAAAATACCAAAAGAACTTGTATACAACAGGTCCTTATTGGAATAGAATTTACGGGCCAGTTAACGTAATCCATCAAACTAGTCGCAGGTCTAGAGGAATGCAGAATTCAAATTGGATTAATCCAATTACAGTTAAGTTTCAATATGCATTTAGATCATTTAATGGATTGAGCCCAAAAGTTGCAGCACTAGACTTAATTTCTAACTTTATTAACTTAACATACAATGATGCACAGTTCTTAAATCAATTAGCTCGATACTATCCTAAACTTGGATTGAAATTTGACCCAAGTACAAATGAAGCCTTAGGCAAATTATTAAGCAATTGGGGATCAACTTACTCAGGTAATAATGCTGAGCAATTTACAAAATTAATTGCTAACTTTACAAATGCCGCAAGTAGTGCGGCTAGTAAATTAATAAACGACCCAGCTAAATTAACTGGTGATGCATTACAAACAGCACTTATGGCAAGACTTGGAAATGCGATTCCGGATTTGATTTCAATTAAATCAGCCTTGTCAGATAGGCCAGTCGGAGAATGGCACCTGGTTGTTGGAAATCCAATGAATCCTATTTTTGTAATGGGAGATCTAATGTGCACAAATGTTTCAATGGAATGGGATGCTGAAATTGGACCAGACGATTTTCCAACTGGTGTTTCATTTACCGTAACCTTAAAGCAAGGCAAGCCTAGAGATAAGACTGCTATTGAAAGAATGCTTAACGCTGGTGAAACTAAATTGACCTCTAGTCGAATCAAGTCATCTACATTAGAAGATACATTTGGCGAAAAGAATACTAAAGACTGGGATGAACTTGTTAAAACTGACGGAGCTGCATCTAAAACTAGTCTGGATGCATATTACGGAAAAATGAAGAGTGGAGATAAAGCCGTATATGATGGTTTTAGAAATAGATTTTTACAGGGATACGGTATACCTTTACCTGGATCAGATAAAGCGGCCTCATTGGAGGCAGGCGGACTAATTGATGATAGTTTACTACTATTATATTATCAAAGATCGTACGGCCAAAACTAACCAAATTATAATGTTATCATTAAGTATTTTTCAAAATAAAAAAAGATTCACCAAGACTAATGGTGATGAGGTTGACGATCTTACTCGTAGAAGCGTAACTTTTAGGGGAGTATTAGTAGGTCAAGGAAAATTGTATAATGTAGAAGAAGGAGTTCAAATGCGAGGCGACCTTATCTCAAAGATCTTCTATCAAACTACTAACTTCCTATGTATTCTACTTAAATACAACGGAATATCTAATCCATTTTCAATAAATGTTAATGATCTAATTAGAGTGCCAGATGGAGAAGTTCTCTCAGGTATGCTAACTAATCCAGTTGATATTAACGGATCTAATAATAATTGGCAAACTTCTACCAGAAAGAAGAAGCGAACTGCCTTTATTCAACCCAAGACTAAACAGGATAAGAATAGATTGGATTATTTGCAGAAAACTGCAGGTGCGGTGGTTGCGCCAACTAATATTGCTAAAGACACATCGGTTAAGGTGGTTAATGGTAAAATTGTTTTTGGAACTGATGTTACCTCAATAAAGAAAGAGGATTGTCCAGATCCAATTTCAAGAACTAAACTGCAGGCAACATTATTAAAAAATAAAATTAGTGGTTAATGGCGCTTAGTGATCAAATATTAAAATACCTTGAGCCAAAGCTAACTCCGCCGAGCATTGATGTGCTTGATTTGGAGACACCTGAATCCGGTAAATCAATTAGGGATCCTAAGAGTTCAGGCTATGCTCAACAGTTGGGCAGAAAATCTCCGCTTGTTAAAATAGGAAATGCTAGAATCCAGCCAGACAGTATTATATCAATGAACGTTTATACAGATTCGTTGATTCCGACAATTCACTTAACTATGATTGATTCTACCGGTTCATTAACTTCAGTTGGTTTTCCAAAAACAAATCCATTAATGAGCGTATATGTTGCACCTGGCCATCCAAAATTAATGTCATTTGCTCAAACTTTCTTGATAACTAATATTCAGTCAATTCCGCTTGGAGGATATTCAACTAGATATGATTTCTTTGGAGAACTATACATTCCAAAATTAAATGGAAATTTTATAAAGTCGTATTCTAAACTATCATCTGCTCAAACACTAAAGAAGATCGCAGAAGAATTAGGATTAGGTTATGCTAATAATGAAGATTCAACTAATGATACAATGACGTGGATTAATCCTAACTTAAACTACAAAGCATTTATAAAACATGTAGTTGATCATGCATATAAAACTGAAAAAACATTCTTTGATTGTTTTATTGACCGATATTACGTTCTTAATTTTGTAAATGTTGAAAAACAATTTAAACAATATAAAAAGGACGAAGAATTACCAGTAACATATCCATCGTATTCTCCGGAATTTTTGGACTCAGCTAGAACTGAAGCTGGTAACGTACCAGATGGAGCAGATAATACGATTCCACTATTATTAACCAATATTGACGCTGGGCCGATTGGTTCGGAATTACGAATATTGGAGTACTCAATGATTGGCGATAATGGAGATATTCTAAAGACTGAAGGCTTTCGTAAGAGAGTTGTACTTTATCGACATGGAGAAGATTCTCCAGTAAAGAACTGGTTTTCAGAACCAATTTCAGAACCTTCACCGGATGGAGTAACTGCATATCAAGCACCAGAATTAACTGACTACTTAGAGAATGATATTGTAAAATGGATGGGAACTGACTATAGTAATGCTCATGATAATTATAAATTTGCAAAGCTATTAAATACGCATAATCGAATTGAGGCTGAAAAGAACGTACTAAAGGTTAAACTGCCAGGTTTCAATCATAGCATAACTAGAGGAAGCCGATTAAAGGTAGATATTTATGACACCCGTTCAAAAAAGATAATGGACGGTAATTTAGAAGATGACATGGCTGTTGATGATAGTCAAAAAATAGAAGGCACCAATAGTGCAAAGATGACTGACTTAATTTTGGACAAATACTTAAGCGATACGTATTATGTTAAGGAAATTATTTACAGATACGATGTTCAAAGACCTGAAAAATCATTTAGCACTGAATTAATTCTATGTAGAAGAAATTGGGTGCCTGAACCAAAAATGGAAAATATAGTTTAAAAAATGGCTCAATTAATAAACGGACCAAAAAGATGGAAACAATTTGTAAAGAGCTCACTTAGTGATTTACAAGATCCTACCTTTTTAACATTTGATATAGATTTCTTTCCACCTAAATACTATCTAGGTGGCGATCAAGTAGCATTGCATTATGACGCTTTATTTAAACCAAGCTTAGCTGAAACTGACCCAGGTAAAAATAAGTTTAACTTTGTTGAATGGCCAGCAATTGATTGGTTAATGGAGTATGGGTCACCTTGGACAAAAACTAAATCTGATAAGCTGATGGCGGCAACCGTGCTGCTTAACCAAATACAGGACAGCCCATGGTACTTTCAGTCAATTACTGGAATAGATTCATTATGGAAAGCAGCAAGCAGAGTAAAGCAAGGCGATAAGAAAGCTGAGATAACAATTAACTGTATTGACACAATTCAACAACCTTTACTTAGATTCGCAAACTATTATAGACAAGCAATATTCGATCAAGACCGATTGTCTTACACCTTACCGGATAATCTTAGAACCTTTGATATGACAATTACCCTGTTTGAGATTAGAGATATCCTTGATGACCGAGGTAGATTAACCAATGGATTGTATCAATTAAAGTACAGACTACAACGTTGCGAATTTGACTTTGATCAAATCTTATCTGGGCCAACAATGACCGAGGTTAAAGCTTATTCAACTGACCAACCTTTTACAACGTCATTTAAGATTAAAGCAGATTGGGTAATTGAGGAATCTGAATTTTCAACAGAATCTGATTATCATTCTCTTGGTATTTTTTCAGGAATTATGAATACTCTTGAAGGCCGAGCTCAAAGATTCTTAAGTAGTGCTGCAAGTTTGCCAGCCAGATTAATTGGAGACCTAACTAATCGATTACAAACAGGTCTTGAAACCTCTTTAGCACAAAACGTGTATAATAGAAGTAATGAGGTCTTATCCACAAACGAAGTCTTTGGCAGAAGATCGCCAGTTGGACCAGGAGGAGGATTATCAGTAAATGATGACGTTTACCAAGAAGATATAGCTAATCCAATTGTTACGGATGGCCAGCTTGGAGACGTTTATCCATAAAATACAGTAGTTAATGAATACTAATCATGAAATTTTTAAGGATCCTACTGGATCTGATAGGCTAACAACTAAATACTTAGGTGAAGTAGTTGACGTGAATGATCCTTTGAGAGAAGGCCGTTGTAAAGTTAAAGTGTTTAGCATATTTGATTCATTAGTAGTTGATGATATTCCATGGGCAGTACAATCTCAAAAACCTGCATTCTTTGGGCAGGACGCAAAGGCTGGGTCAATTTCAATTCCTAAAAAAGGAGCAATTGTTAACGTTAGATTTAATAATGGTGATCTGTACTCTCCAGAATACGAGCAAGTGCAAGAGATTGGAGATGATATTAAGGAGGAATTACAGAAGAGTACAATTTACGAATATGAAGGCGCTCACTATTTCCTGTTTGATGGAGATGAGAAGATTAAAATGTATTTTACTAAAGGCCGAGGTTTGACATTTGAAATGAAAGATTCTTACATTAACATTGATCAAAATTCAAAGATTGAAATTTATCATAAGGACGGACTTTCATCAGTTGAATTAGATGGTAATGTGATTACTGTAATGAGTCAGTCAAATGTAAATGTTATATCAAACGCAATAAAAACAACAGCTCAAACAGTACACATTGATGGGCAAACAACTCGACTTGGAGCTTCAAATGTTGTACAGAGCGCAGTTATGGGAGATTCCCTATATGCTACAATGCTAGGCCTAGCTGCAATGATTGATGCTAAAATGCCAGTAACCGCTGGAGCTGCTCAGCAGTTTGTTAATAATATGAAAGACTCGTTTTTATCTGAAACGGTCTCAATTGGAAAGTAACTAAACTTAGTTAGGTTAGTTAGTATTATACTGTAAATAATTGACTTGACCCTTTATCTTGAAGAATTACTATGATATACTTGGAGTAAACGAAACTTCAACCCAAGACGAAATTAAAAAGGCGTATCGCAAGCTCGCGATAAAATATCATCCAGATAAGAATAAAGAGGACGGCGCTGAAGATAAGTTTAAAGACATAGCCGCTGCATACGAAACTATAGGTTCCGAAGACAAGCGTAAAGCCTATGACTCTTCTAGAAACCCCAATAATAATTTTGACCAATTTGGGTCATTTCATGAATTTACTAGAAGAACTTCAGACTTTCGGTACTTATCAATAACTATAGACAAATGGGCAACAATTAAGGAATTAATGGATGGTGCTGACTTTGATATACAGTACACGGTTTCAAAAACATCAGCTGGGTCAGCAAAAACCGAGTCAAAAAGAATTAATGTTAAGCTTAATTTAGGCAATGACGCCTACCCGATCACTATAGAAAATGGCAGGTACTGTGTTATTTTAAAAGTTAGAGGAGCCGGATCTCAACAAGACGTTGAAGATACTGATTTCTTTGGTAGAAAAAGAAATGTCACAGCAACTGGCGACTTAATTATCAGAATAAACATTGATATGTTGGGTCTGGAAATAGAAAATAGCGACATCATTCATATAGTTGAGATGAGTCTATATGATGTATTATTTAACGAAGAAATCATCCTAGAGAGCCCAATGGGCAAAAAGTTTAGAATCAAGTCATTCAATAAAGATACGATTAGTGATCTAACGGTTAAGATACCTGATCAGGGCATAATATCAGCGTTTGGTAAACGTGGCAGCTTCATATTTAAGATACTAGTGAAACGTCCGGATTTTTCTAAGATTAGTGAAGAAGAGTTACAGACAATGAAAGATATACTGATTAGCACTAATAAATAATGTTAGTACGGCTTCACTATGTATAGTAGGTGGCACGTATAAATAATCAAAAAAGTCTGACTAAGTTGGCTACTAACACTATTAAAAGTCTAAATCAAACAGCTCTTCCTGAAAACGCAGTGTTTATCATTGAACGTATTAACGAAGCTGTTACGGTAACTAGAGGAGAGGATAATGATATTATCTTAGAAGGTACAGCAGCTGTTTTTGGAGTAAAGAACGAAAATAATCGTATTTACGAAAAACAAGAATATCTACCGCATTTAGAATACCTAAACAAGAAGATCGAAGAGCGCAGGCTATTCGGTGAACTTGACCACCCACAAAAATTTGATGTTTCATTAGCTAACGTATCTCACGTAATTTTAGCGCTTACTTATGATGAACCGTCAAACAGCGTAAAAATTAAACTTCAGTTGTTAGATACGCCATGTGGCCGTATTTCCAAGACACTAGTTAACGCAGGTTGTACAATCTCAATCTCGTCAAGAGCAGCAGGAAATGTTGGTAGCAATGGCGAAGTTAGTCTACAAAAGATCTTTACCTATGATCTAGTAGCAGAGCCAGGATTCTCTCAAGCTTCTTTAAGTCAAGTGTCTGAGAGTTTACAGAATAACTTCTCATCAGTATTCGAGTCACTAGACACCCTAAAAACAACTGCAATCACTAGCAGGTTAACAGATATTTCCGAGAATTTTAATTTCGAGGATTCTGTGAAGATTTATCAAATAAATAATTCTGAAATTCAAACTAAACAAAATAATACACAGCAAATGGCTAATAATGAGCATGTAACAAGAGAAGAGATGAACCAATATTCAGAATTGGTTAAGAAGAAATTCTCAGCTCTTCAAGAAAGTATCTCTAAAAATAATTCAGGTCTTCAAAAGATCGCTGAAAGTTCAACAGGCGAATCACCAGTTGTTGCTAAGATGGTTGAATATGTTAACTACCTTGCAGGCGAAATGGAGCAACTAGTAGAATACTCTAACTACCTATCAACTATGTTAGGTAAAGGTATAAACTACACCGAGCATGTTGCAGAAAAAGTTAATAATGTTATTGACTATTCTGACTATCTTGGTGGAAAAGTTCAAAAGAATATCGCTTACTCTGAATATGTTGGCGAAAAGTTAAATGAAACTATCAACTACACTGAGTACGTTGCTGAAAACGTTGAAAGAACAGTAGAGTACACTAACTACTTAGCTGAGAACGTTGACAGAGGCATTCAATATGCAGAATACGTTGCAGAAAGTGCAGAACAAGGTCTTCAATACTCTAACTATCTAGCTGAAAACTTAGAAGATGCTATTAAATACTCTAACTATTTAGGAGAGAATTTAAACAAAGGTATTAAATACTCTGAGTATATCGCAGAATCATTAAACGAAAAAATAACTCCAGGAGCTACGACTAAGACTCGTTCTTTATTAGGAGAAGTTAAAAAATTAAACGAAGGTGTTGAATTTGAAATCAATGAAACTTCTTCAGTTGATGACTTAGCAAATGCAGTAGACGGTATATTAAATCACATCAAATCTAACTCAGCTAAAGCCGTTTTAGAAAATAAGTATCCTTTCTTAAAGTTGTTAAACGAAGGTCGTAAACAAGCTTTCTATAGCTTAGACCAAGCTACCAAGAGTGCAATTGTTGAAACTCTTAGTGGAGCAATCTACTTTAACGAAGAAGAAGTAGTTAACTTAATGGAAGCAGTTCTTAACAAACAAGTTGAAAACACTCCTAGTTATATTAAATTTATGCCGGCTGCCTATAAAACAGTATTTGAAAGCATGAATGACGGAGAGAAAAATTGGATTGCTGCTCAAGCTAACAATTTAACTCTAAACACTGCATACCAAGTTAAATCTTTCTGGGATTCTCGCGATTTCAGAGGAATTAATGAAAGAATCGCAACTGAGTCACTTATAAATAATAATTCTATTAACGAAAACCAAGGTAAAGAAGGTTACGTATCGTACAAACAAATAAACGAAAGTCTACGCGGTTATTCTAATAACTATATGGACGCTCTCAAAAGAAGAGCACAAAATTAAAAAAACATTTTTAAAAAATGGCAACAAAAATTTTCAAAAAATTGAACGATGCTTCAATTAGAGAAACTTGGACTCCAGTTTTAGAAGGTTATGGTGCAAACGTTACAGCTCGCCCTTGGTTAGTTGACTACGCTCACAATCATGCTATCTTCGATAACGCAGGTTCAATCAATGAATCACAATCTGCTCCAGGTTTGTTCTTACAACAACCAGGTTCAATCAGTGCAATGGGAGCAATCAGCTCTCCAACTAGCTCAATGACTCCGTTCACAGCTGGTGCTAAAAACGGTTACGGTGCTTCTGTATCTGGTTCTGGTGATAAATTCCCAAGCCTTTTACCAGTTGCTATCCAAGTAGCTGCTAAGACTATCGGTTTCGACCTAGTTGGTGTAGTTCCTATGGATTCTCCAGTAGGTTTCTTACCTTACTTGGATTACGTATACCAAGGTGGTAACATCGACAAGCAATACGAGCCTTTCTTGATTAAAATCACAGGTTTGTTAGAAAACCCATCAGGTGGTGCTAAATTCACAGTAGCAACTCTTCCTTTCACAGAAGGTGCTAACTATGGTGTGAACAATGGTTCAGACGATTTAATCTTACAATACGTTGGTAAATCACGTGTTGATGGTTCTCCAATCTTCAAAGTTATCTTAAACGATGACGCTAAAACTCTTGCTGAAATATTCGTAGCTGACTGCGATATTCAACCAGCTGGAGCAACAGCTGTTTCAGGTTCTGCGGTAGCAACTTACCGTATTGCTGATAACAAAGTTGAATTAGTTTCTGCTTTAGAAAACCATATTTCTGGTTTTACTTCAGTATCTGATGCTGATTATGCTACTACTGATTTCAATGGTCCTTTTATGGGAACTACTGGAAATCAAATGGAAGGTATGACTCGTGCAACTGCTGAAACTTCTAAATTCCGTCAAATGGGTCTTCGTATGTTCACTAAGTTCATCGAGGCAAAAGGCGACCAAGTTGCTATCTCAGCAACAGTTGAGCAAATCCAAGACCTTAACCGCGTTTGGAACTTTGATGTAATGTCAATGTTAGAAAACGTTGCAGTTAACGAACTTGCACAATCAATTAACAAGAAATTGGTTGATCGTGTTCTTGGTTTAGGTGCTACTCACGCTACTGCTATCGCAGGCGTAGAAGGTGCTGGTATCACTACTTTAGACCTAACTGTAGGTTCTACTGGTTTTGAGAACATCTCAACTCTACAACGTCGTGTTGTAACTAAAATTCTTGAAATGGCTAACTTGATTTATCATAGAGGTCGTTTCGGTGCAGGTACTTACATCGTTACTAACGGTCGTGTTGCTTCTGCTTTAGCAGACGTAGCTGGTTACTCTTTCGCTCCATTCAACAATGATCTTCCATCTGCTGCTGGTCAATTATACCCTGCAGGTAAAGTACATGGTTTAACCATCTACGTTGATCCTAACTTGAAATTCAGCGATGATCGTATCCATATCGGTCGTAAAGGTGCTGATGAAGAACCAGGTGTTAAATTCCTTCCATATATCATGGCTGAGTCTCTTCAAACAATCGCAGAGGGAACTTTCTCTCCGAAAATTGGTATGAAATCTCGTTATGCTATCACAGAAGCTGGATGGCACCCAGAAACTCAATACATTACTTTGAACGTAACAGGTCTAGGTGTATTGACTGGTTCAGTTCGTCCTGCTGCTTCTTACTAATTGTAAGTAAACAGAGACATATAAGAAAAGGCTCCTCAAAAGGGAGCCTTTTCTTTTTTAATGAGGATTCACTAATAAATAACTAGGTAAAACAATACCAAAATAATACGCAAAAATGAGCAACACCGTTTTAAACTACAACGAATTCCTTTTAGAGAAAAAGGCTATTAATCAAGAAATGGCAGAACTTCCAAAAGGTAAAGGTTCTAAGTCTAGCAAAACTGTTAAACCTGAAATGGCAGAACTTCCAAAAGGTAAAGGTTCAGCATCTTCTAAAACAGTTAAACCTGCAATGGCAGAACTTCCAAAAGGTAAAGGTTCTAACTCTACTAAGACAGTTGATGAGAAAACCGCTAAATTACCTACAAACAAAGGTTCTAAATCTACTAAGACAGTTGATCCAAAGATGGCTAAATTAGTTATCACAGGTAAAGCAATCAATAAGAAAGTTGAGCCTAACATGGCTAAAATGCCTAAGTAATAAAAAAGCGACACGCTAACATGGCAAATCAAAATAAACATAGGATTGACTCCTTTCGTAATTTTGTGATTCAGGAAAATTCAATAAAGGATTTAGTTGGAAAAGCAGATGACGAGGAATTAGACTTAGACGATGCTAGAAGCATCGGTAAGAAGATTTCACGTATGAAAGGTGAAGACCGTAAGAAATACGTTGGAATCGTTAATTTCATGGGAGCATCATGTCGTATATACAACGAAATTTGGGCTAACTATAAACCAGTAGATCCAACCAAGAAAAAATCTAACCGTGGAAAAGAATTCCAAGGCGAAAAAGAATTAGGTTAATTAATTGAACGCACAAGGAGTTATAGCAGAGTCAATAATCAGTTTCAAGATAACTTGGGATAATCCAGGAAATGGACAACAGTCTATGTGGAATCAGAACAAGCAGGGAATTGAGATTCACCAAACTGACGTGTATCCTGATTTACAATATACTTCAGCATTTGGAGCTCCGTTATATACTAAATACACATCAGGAGCTCTTCTAAATGGCTTAATCAATGCAATCAATGAGATAATTGATGCAAAGCTTTCAAGTGAATCTAGTAAAGAAACTAATGAAGCCTTAGCCCTACCGGCGGGTACTGACCAAGTTAAACAATTGGGACAGGGTCCTGACCAAGCTAAACAGTTAGGACCAGGTCCTGAGCAAGCTAAACAATTAGGTACAGGAACTCCAGGAGGTGATCTGGTTAAAGTAGAAAAGCCCGGATTACCTGCGACAATAGATAATAAGCCAGAAGATAATGAGGAACCTGAGGTGAAGCCTGATGATACTAAAGAAACTCCAAAACCTGAAGCTAGTGCTAAATCGGCATATACAGTAACAGTTTACGGAGATAAGCTTAGATTTTTAGAAGGTCAACAAGAAAGAGGAGCCTATTCTGCCGGCGTTAAGTTTTTATACAAAGTTTCAAATAACCTAAGTAAGGTGATATTTGAAGAAACAATTGATAATAAGCCAAAGATTTGGGCAGAAGTAAAGATTCATGGAGCCTTTGGTAAAACAATTAAGATGGAATTTCCAGAGTTTGATGAGAAAGAATTCACGTTTGGTGGAAACCTTCTTGCTCAAATACTACCGTCAGTCGAGTTAAGTTTTACACCAGAGGTAAACTCAGTCTATTCTAAAGAAAAGCCTGAATTCGATATAGCTGACGTTATTAAAGCAACTAACATTACTCTTGGAAGTAAAACAACTTCTGAGATTCAAGCACTACAAAAGCAAATACAAAAAGAGATTGATACTCGTGAACCGGCTGAGTCAGAGACAAAGCCTGGTAAACAAGTGGCAACGGGTGCGAATAAATAACTAAAAAATAAGAGACAAGATGGCAGGTCTACCACATTTTAAAAATTCAACAGCAGGTCCTGGTAAATACGAACCGTTATACCTTAACCAGTTCGAGGTTATCATTACTCCTCCACCAGCAGTTGCTGGTAAAATCGGTTTTGGAAACAATTTGATGCTTGAGCACGTTCTTAAAGTATCAATGTTACCGGAATTCGCGGGTTCAGGTACAGCAGTTGTTACTCAGAACTATAAATTCTCTCAAAGAACATACGCGCCAGCTAAGCCGGCACAAACATATCACCAATTCACGATTGATTTTGAAGTCAATTTGAATAACGGTAATGATATGTACATTTATAATGCTCTTAGAGCATGGGCAGATCTAATCTATAACCCATTAACTGGTAGCCAAGGTCTTAAAGCTGATTACGCTAATGCAAGTATTCAAGTAACTCAGTTCAACAGAGCTGGTGTTATCTACCGAGACTTTGTATTCTCGCCAGTATTTATTGGCCCTAACAAAATGACTGAAACTGTTCTTGACTATACTCAAGATAATCAGATCTATAAGCTAACTGCTCAATTCACAGCAGATACTTATAAAGAATCAAGAATCGGTCAATAAAAATAGCTAACAAAACAGTACTATGGACATGTTTAACGTAAAACGCAGAGATAATCCTTCAATGGACAGATACACTGACATTAAGAAACCTGCATTTGGAGGTCCTAACGAAAAGGCCGATTTTGATAAAATAAAACACAACAAACTTGAAGGCTACCAAAGAGTAATCGACAGAAATGCCGATTTCGAAGGTGGAAAATTCAATCATAACTACGACACAACTTGGAAGGCTATTACAAGAGACCTTATCTCAAGACGTGCAAATAAAAAACCATTTGACCCAATGTACGCAAAACCAACAATTGCAACAGTTAACGCAGTAGAAGAAGGAAAGATCCTACGCTTCGAACAATTCGTTAACGAAAACGACGGCTTTAACATGTTTGCTGAAGCTGAAGACGAAATTCAAGACCTGGAAGAAAATCCAGCAGAATCTCCAAAAATGGCAGACGAAGCAGAAGTTGATCCAGAACAATTAGAAAATCTAATGGCTGAATTCGGCGAAGATCTAGAAGAGATGATCGCTGATATCGCTGAAAAGATGGAAATGGAAAAAGACCAAATTTGCGACCTATTATGCGCAGCAGTTAAGAAGCTTTGTAATGAAGAAGCTGAAGAAGAAGCTGAAGAAGGTGAAGAAGACGGTTCTGACGACGATTCTAACGAAGTAAAAGACGAAGAATAATCGATGTTCATTAAGTTATTTGAACAATGGATAGAAGAGGAATCTACTCCAGTCGAAAGTAACTATAAGCTAAAAATTACCACGGATAGTGGAGAATTTGAAGTTTCTGGTAAAATTGACTCTGAGACAGATACAGCTACAACTGTTAAAGTTGAAAGCTCAACTAGCTCTACTATTAAACCAGGTTCAATGATGACCTTTAATCCTAATCCAAATGGAGAATCTGCAATACTGATATCAGATGCATCTGGAACTCCAGAAAGTATTCAAACTTTATCAGGTAAGGTAGAAAAGATCTAAACTTAACTAAGAAATACAACAAAGGGGCTTAATGCCCCTTTTTTAGTGTTTCAACTCCAGTAAGCTCTCCAATATCAAAATCTGAATCTATTAATTGGGGAACAAATTCAATTGTTTCATACGCTGAATTTAGGAATTTAATTGCATTGTTTATACTACTTGCACTAATTCCAGAATTAACATAAATGATTCTATTGTATTTGCGATTTCTAACATTGATTGCCTTATCAATTAGTTTTTTGATTTCATAATTAATAAGAAAGGCTTGGATCTTATTTGGGACAAGAATTTCTTGATCAAATTTCTCCTTTACTATTTTATTAACATTTAATAAGTAGTCGCATTTCTGCTTCTTATTAAAGGTTTGAATGAATTGTTTTTGGTCTCGTACGAATACTATTTCTAGTCTTCGATCAATTGCGTCTATCATAGGTTATCTAAGCTGACTTTTTTTATCTCAATTCCAGCGCGTCTTAAAAAGTCTAAACCTGCAATATCTCGGTATTCTTCCAAATACACAACTTTCTTTATGCCTGATTGCAAAATAAGTTTGCTACATTCAGTGCACGGTGAATAAGTTATATATAGAGTTGCTCCATCACAACTTTGAGTTGATTTGGCAACTTTTGCTAAAGCATTAGATTCAGCATGTAAGACATACCACTTGGTTTTATATTCTTTAAACGAACCGTCTTCGTTATTTATAGCTTCTTCACATTCATTTTCAAAACCTGAAGGAGTGCCATTATAACCATCTGCAATAATCGTATTATTTTTTACAATTAAGGCTCCAACCTTTTTTCGGGTTGCATGAGATAGTTCGGCCCAAGTTTGAGCCATTTTAATATAGGTTACATCAACTTTATGTTGACGTTGTGTAGATAAGCTACTAATTGACATCTGTTTTACTTTTATACGTTTTAGAAAAAATCCATTTTAACAGGTCATCGCCGTCTTGAAATAATAATATATCCTCTGATTCTGTATTAATTGAGTCAAACAATATTTTAAAGTCATCAGATGGCGTTCCATCAATTTCAATTAGATCAGAAACTATTGGAGGTAGGCTAATTGGTTCAAATTCAGAGTTCATCATTCTTTGAGCAAGATCATAATGCCTATCGTAGACATGGTAAGAATTTGCAATATGAGTGTATGAACCTAATTCCAATTCTGGATAAAATTGTTTTAGGTGAGAATGAATTTGCATCTGTAACGAACAGAAAAACGCTACATCGGTTGGAGTTCCCCAAACTGCATCGTTACTTCTCATAAATACGCTCATGTACAACTTGTTATTTCGAATATGTAGATTTGCGTACATGGTACATACAAAATCCTTATTAGAAAAGTATTGATGAGATGGTTTATTAAAGTGCAATACTGCTTGGCGAGTATTAGAATCATTCATAAGACTCTGAATTGCCCATTGGTATTGAGTTAAGTCATATTGATTCTGTTCCTTAAAGATTAAATTACCGTAAGCCGAATTGACAGTACCGTCTGAGTTTTGAATAGTTTCCCAGAACTTTGCCCATTTTGCAATGAAGTCTACATCATTTCGACCCATGTAATACCATAGGAACTCTGCGGCAATATACTTTAATTGAGAACCTCGTGCATCGTTTGAATATAGGCACTGGGTTGGATCCTCAATCTGTAAAGCAACATCCAGTAGTTCTTTACTGGTGGTTCCTCTAGCATGATTGGTGATTCCATCTGACCACAAGTAGGCTAATGATGCTTTATATGAATCTGCGAATGTACGACCTTGGAATGTAATCATAAGTTTAGTTAATCTTAATAGAGTACTATACTAAGAAATTACAAAAAGGTTAGCTATACAATGGTTAAATCTGAAAAATGATCGGTATTTTCAACTTGGATCTTAGTATCAAAATACTCTTCCGGTAAAGGGTCATGCGAGATTACAAACACCGTCATATTATACTTCTTTGAAAAAGCTTTAAGTAGATCAACTACTCTAAAGATTGAGTCAACGTCTAGTGATGAAAATACTTCATCTAGGAACAATAAGTTGACTTTATTGTGTTTTAGTTTAATAAGCTCAAGAATACACAGCAGTACAATTAAGTTCATTTTCTTCTGTTCTCCAGCGGAAAGAGAGTCTGGCGAGACCTGCATGCCTAAATGAGTAATAATTGGATTAAATTCTAAATCAAATTCAAATGCAAATTTAAACTCTAAGACTTTAGCAGTCTTAAGTATCTTTTTATTCAATAGTGGAATGATTTGACTCATTAACATCTTTTTCATGCCATTATCAGATAGGATCATTTCCATTTCTTGTGAAACTTTAAGCTTTTCTTGACACTTACCTAAAGACGTTTGGCCAGTTTGGATTTCAGTCTTGATATTTTGAATCACTTCAACTAGGTGTTTATCGGAAGTTCGATTTCCTTGTTTAGATAGATCAGAGATTTCTCTCTTAACCGCTGTGATTTGAGCGTCTACTTGATAGTACTTGCTCTTTGCTTCGCTTGACTCAGTTTCAATTGCAGATAAACTTTTTTCTTGGACTTGAATTAGGTCTTTGATTTGAGGAAATATTGATTCCTGGTCGGTCTTCTTTACAATAAGTTTATCCTTAATTTGGGAATGAACTTCATCAGTTAAGTCAGATAGACAATGTGGACACTTGTTTTTACTGTAAATGTCAAGTTTCTTTTGAATTTCTGAAATATTGGCTCTAACCGTGCTTAACTTTTCCTGCTCAGTACGAATACTTTGTCTAATTTCCGAAATTTTACCAGAAAAACTACTTGCTTCAGCATGAGCTAATTTTTTATCTTCTGTTAATTTATCAAGCTGCGTATTAAGTTCTGAAATCTTTGCGTCATTACTGGTTTTAATTTCAGACTTTAAAGCTTCTAGTTGAGAGATTGAAGATTCAAGCAGTCTATTATTACTGCTAATTGAAGACTCTACTGGTAGCATTTCGCCTTTAATTTGCTTGCTTTCCTCTTTAGCAACCTTTGACATTTCATTAACGATATCAAGGCCAAAGATCTTATCGATAATTTGGCGCTTGTCAGCTGGGCTGAGTTTAACAAAACTCTTAAAATCATTTACTGATAAGCTAATTGTATTTGAGAATACGTTAAAAGGTATTTTAGTAAGTTCATCTTCAATAAACTCATCAACTCTTCTTTTATCTGGTAAATTATAATCAGCTCCTCCGATTAATAATCTTGAGAAGTTAGGCTCAATGCCTCTTTCTATTTCAATTTGCTTGCCGCCTTCAGTTATGAATTTAATATGAGTGTAGGCATTCTTATTAATACGATTAGGAATCTCCTTTGTTTTACGAATTGCGGATTTACCATATATTGAAACAGTTAGGGCGTCTGAAATGGAAGATTTACCTGATCCATTTTTACCCTGAACAAGCACAAGCCTAGGTTCATCAGTAAACTTAAACGTCTGAAGTTTATTACCGTATGAACAAATATTTCTAAAAGAGAATTCTTGAATCTTCATTAATTTGAAAAGTATGTAAGTTCTTGATTTGGGTAAATGTCTTGTACTGTAAAAAATTTGTACAGTTTTAAGGTTGAGTCATAGGTCCAATTTATATTTGGGCTGTCTGACCTTCTATAAATTGAGCCAAAGCCTAATAGAATAGAATGGGTTGTGACGTGTAATAATTTTTCAGGATTAGCCGTATCTAATAACATTGATCTAAATTGAGCAGTAGTTATTAAGCCTCGGTCTAATCTCTCCTGTAGATCAAGTTCAGTAAGTTTATTAATGAATTCTTTCTCCTTTTCAATTCCATCTGGATTCTGAAAAAGTTTGCTATTTAGGGCAGTATCGTTCCGTGAAATCAGTATTTGTAATCTTTGTGTTACTGGTAACCATGCACAAAATTCAATAGTTGAATCCCGAGCAATCTTTGCAGTACTAAATACCCCAAATTCACCAGACTCAGTTAGTTTAACATATAATGAAGGTAGAATACTAGGTTTACTCATCGCTACTTAATTGTTTTACAGTACCATGAATTTCAATAAATTTTCTGGCTAGGTCAGTTTTAAATGATTGAGAATAATCTCTGGATTTAATGAATACTTTAAAAATATCAATTATATTAAATTGGTCTTCTGGATTAAATTCAGAAGCAGTATTATCGTCTTTTACTTCATCTACATAGGTAAAAAATTCAATTTTACGATGAGTTGATTTTGAAATTGTCTCTAAGAATCTTGCAACTGAGAATTTATTTACAAAATTTACACTAATCATTACATCTACAAACGAGTTATTCAATAAATTAATTACTGAATCAGTTGATAGTTCTAGCAGCTCGTAAATATCGAATTTTTTATAAACTGGTGATTGAGTATTCTCAATGAATCTTTCGGTAATTGAGGCCTTTTCTAACGTTAACTCATAGTAACCTTTGGTATTATCCCTATCACCTCTATCCATTTGATAAGGGGTTCCGGTGTATAACACATTCTTAAACTCTTGCCTATGGTGAATATGGCCAGCATAAACTCTTTTGTATGAAGTTAATTGGTCAACTTCAATTCCATGCTCAACTTTGGTCCATTTATTAAAACGTAAACCTTTAATATCAGCATGACATACAATATACTCGCATAAGTCAGAATGATCAGTAATTATTTGATTGATTCGACTATTATCTTCTACCCATGGTAACATTAAAAAATTATGGGTTCCATTAATGGTTAGGATCTCTGGGCTTTCAAATACGTGAATATTATCAGCTACATGAGAAATTGCTTTTAGCGAGTGAACTACGTTTCGATCTTTATAATAAACGTCGTGATTTCCAATAATGATATAAATACCGCGTTTAAATTTGTCAGCAAGTTTCTTAAAAATAGTTAAGGCTTCGTCATGGATCCTAACATTGATTGATTCCCTAGAATGGAAAATATCTCCTTCTAAAAAAAGAATGTCGCGATCTTCATCAAAGTCTTTGTCTACTTCATTAATTAAAAAATCCAATAGAAAGTCCTTCTGTATTTGAAGCCATTCTATTGAATTGTTTTTAATGCCTAAATGTAAGTCGCCGACTAGCGTTATTTTTCTAATATTGGTTAATTTCATTTTAAAACATTTTATAGTTCTTACCCATACTATCTAAGAAACCATACTTATTATTTAGCTCAATTAACAGCAGTTCTTTATTTTCGTAAGATAACATGTCAAATAGTTTCTTGTATTCCATGCTTACTAAAGACGATATAGAATCAAGTATGTGTATTGGGCTTATGAATACATTTTGACCTGCATTATGGCGTAGTCCAGCCAATAGCGCAGTAAATAGAGCATTGATTTCTATCTTAGTGAATTTTCTCTTTTCAGATTCATCTCCGAGGATGGCCTTCACCTCTAAACTACCTTGGATGAAGTTGTATATGTCTCGTTGCACGATCTTCAGATCAACATGATCTGTGTATTTTTCTGGATCATACATGTGAAAATCTGGAGATCCACTGTCTAATTTAATTTCGGAAGATCCTCCCATTACATTGGGTTCGTCTTCATCCGCTTCATCATGGTCATAACCCATTGTATAGGTGTTATTGAAAATTTTGTCGCTTCTTTTTAAGCCAGCATAGGCTACTCGCCTACGTTCAAGCTCATCTTCGTCATATTCTTCTTCAGAAATTCCAAAGTCTTCTTCTTCTTCCATTCCAAGTTCAGCTTCAATATGGTGATCATTAAAATCATCGTCTAAACCTAAGAACTCTTCATCTGTATTTTTCGGTATCACGTGGTGTTTGTTTTTTTATATTGAATTTAATAAATCATCATAATCTACTGGAGTTCTAACTATTGGAGCAGGCTCTTGTTGCTGCTTATTTGAAATGTAGTCAGGGCTCACAGCTAGCTCGTATGGTATTAAATTTGGGGGCAATGTTGTGGTATGAACAGTATTATATTGAGTTCTCATTTGATTCTCCAAAGATTGAGTATCATCATCGTCTGAATAGTACTCACTAGCTGGGTCATTTTCTTCAGTTAGCTTGGCATATTCATAGCTCATTCTATACATTTTGAAACTTTCAGTATAACCTCCATCCCTATTGGCAATTAGTTTAATTTTCATTCGCTTCTCCATTGGGCCTCTAATTAGACCAAATAATGAATCTACAGTATGAACTAGTCCAAATGATTCTGCAATATCTGACATGCTTAAGTCTTGATCGTCTACTGCATCTCTCTTGATTTGAGTAGCTGTAATAATACACCATTCATTACGAATAGCAACAGCTCTAAGCTCTTCAGAAATTACTTTAATCTTTTCATAAACGTTTCCTTGTTCACGAAGTGGTCTCATTAGATTGATATAGTCAACTACAATAATTGAGAATTTCTTTCCAATATTTTGTTGAACTTTTAAGAAGTAGTTTTCAACGTCAATTGCAGACGCGGTTCCAGTAGGAAACTCTTTTACAATTAATTCTCCTAGATTTGGAGCAGTTGATTTAAGGTGTTTCATTCTGTCGTCCACACTACCTACTTGACTTTTATCAAGCATTGAATCGTATTCCTTAAATGGAATCTCTAAAATCATTGAACCTAATCTCTTCATGTACTTACGATCAGATAACTCAAGGGTTGCAATACCAACATTACAGCCGGCAACAAATGCTCTACCTGCAATATTTGAAAGAACCATTGATTTACCTACTTTAGGTCGACCTTGAAAAACAACTAGAGTTTTAGGGTTCCAACCTCCGCCTAACGTCTTATCTAAGAATTTAAAACCAGTTGGATTTCCAATTTTTGATAATTGAACGTGATCTACTGGATTAAAGAAGTTTAGACCAGACTCTGCATTAGTAAATGATACATTAAGTTTCTGATTAAATTTTTCACGAACGTCGTTTGTGATAAGCTCAACATTTTCTGGAGTGATCTCAGTTGTCTTTAAATATGATAGGACATCAATAACTGAGCCATTTAAGTTCTTATAGAAAACAAATGCTTTGGTGTACTTAAATAAGAAATCGTAGTTATAGCTAGTTAAGTCAACTGCAAACATTGCATTAAACTTACTTTCCGGAATATCAAGATTTGATAAATTAGCTAGTTCACGTAATTCATTACGCGTAGGAACTTTTGAATATTCAGCAAAGAACTTCTTTGCAATTCGATAGACTCTCTGTAATGTGTCATCGTTAAAGTAGTGAGCTTTAATCATTGGAATGATTTCGCGTTTATCTAAAGCCTCATAGTTTTTAGGTTTTATGATAATATCGCCATCATCCTCAGTTAAGACAAAATTAAAGATTATTTTTTCGAGAAGCTCAATGTTCTCTTTGAAGTCTATCAGCATATATTATTAGTTAGTAATGTCATAAAATTTTAAAAATTCACGTTCATTGATTATAATGAACTCCCCTTTCTTTGTTAAGCTACCGTCTTCTACAAGGTCTTTCATTAATAGTTTTATCCTATCTAGAAATTCAGGAGTTAATTTTTCTCCAAAGACGTATTTTAAGGTCTTTGGAGAAAATTTAATATCGGTTTGATCAAAGTCTTTTGACTTGGCGGTAGTTACTCTGACTACGTATGACAATAAGTCAAACAAAAAGTCTTGATGAGTCGGGTAATTGGGTAGAGCAATATGCGAGTCTAAGACATACTTCAGAGCAACAGTAGGTCTCAGATTAAAGGTCATTGTCCGAATCAGTTAAATCTTCTAATTCATCTATTTCCATTTCGTCTATTCCATCTTGCGTTTCTGGGAATTTAAACGTAGGCTTAATTGTAGTTTCGTCTAATTGAGCTAGTACAGCTGGTGTAAATAGCCTAGCTGAGAAAAACTCTTTAACTGGAACGGCATCGCCATTATGCTTAATAATATAAGTTTTGCCTAATTTCTTTGGTAGAAAATAGAAAGTTTCTCCATCCACTTCAAATTTTGAGCATAATTCAGATTCGTCAGGTTTAAGTTTAGAGAACTCCTTTTCAGTTAGTTTATTACCTCTACCTACTCCGCATGATTCCCAACTTACGAATTGCTCTAATCCAACAAATGGATTCATACCTTTATGGAATGAAATGTGGAATTCAATATCAATTGGTTTGGCTAAACGATTTTTCTTGGTCTTTGAACGAACAATAATACCAGTAGTTGTTTTGGCCTCATCACGAAGAGTTCCTTTACTTAACATCAAGATAATTGATGCAGAGAATTCTGGACCTCCACCGCCTGACATACCTTTTGGCGTGTATTGATCCATTGACGCATACGTGTGATTTGTAAAAATGAAAGGAACTTTATAGTTTGAAAGATCTAAGGTTAATGATTTGAATAATGATCTCATTTCTTTTGCACGTAATCCCATATCAGCAGCATTTTTACCTGCATCCATGTCACGTTGACTCTTATCAGTATCCAGCATTCCTACTGAATCGACAAATAGTGCAATCTTAAGTCCTGGGTTTTCTTTGATTGTTTCAATTAAGTCATGCACAAAGAATTTGACTTCACTAATTAGGCCCATACGCAAATATTTTAATTTGGTTAAGTCTACTCCAAATTTAATATAGTCACTAGAGTCAATTGCTCCTTCGGTATCAATATAGATTACCATGTAGTCTTTTTTCTGTAACTCGCGAACTGCATTTAAACATAAGAATGTTTTACCTGAACCAGAGTCTCCAGCAATTCCAATACTACGAGTATTAGGATAACCGCCAAATAGAGAACCTGACATTTGGGCATTTAATAAGTAATTTCCAGTTGAAATATACTCTTCGATATCAGAGAAACCTCTGATTTCAATTTTTGATTTGACTTTCTTTTCGAGCAAGTCGTTAAACTTGGCGAATGCGTCCATTGTTGATTTTGCCATGTGTATAAAATTTAATCTTTAGTATCTTTTACAAAGGATACTAAAATGGTTTAGTTAAAATATGAAACTAATAAAAATGATCCAGATAGGATTGTTGTGTCTGGGAATTCGCCATTAACTACTTGGTGGAAGCCGATCTTTGTAATTGATGATTCGTCCTTAATAAAGTTATCTTTAGAAAGATTTCTAGTAAAGTCTAATTGGTCATTAGAAGTAATATCTACGCCATAACATTTAATATTTAACGACATTGGCACGTTCATTTGAATGTCTCCCAAGTAGTAAATATTGTTTTCATTAATGTTAAGAGAGTCAATGTTAAGACCAGCCTCTTCAATTAGGGATCGACACACTGAATCATAAGGAGTCTTATCTAGATCTGGATTAACTGTATCAATAATTAATGAATGAACCGTTTGCCCAGTGACTTTATTTGGAAACTCCAAAACGTAGATTGATTTGATTGTACCCTCTGCTGTTTTCTCAAACGGTACAAGACAAATGTAGTTTAACTCACAAGACAAATAATGGTTGGTATGGTTGTCCTTAGTAAGGATAAGCACATTAAAACGGCCAACCTTATTAGATTCTTGGGTTACTATTGAATGTTGATTCATTTGATTACTCGGGTTTACTTTTTGGTGTACCAGATAGAGTTTTCTTAAGAGTCTTCTTAATCGCATCAACCGTTACATTGTTATTTATATAGTTTGCGAGTTTGGTCAAGAATTCTTCCTTATTCTTGGAATTAGTGTACATCATCTTAAGTAGAGGCTTGCTTGGCAGTTTAATTTTAACCGACAGGTTTAAATCAGTATCTTCCAATGAAAACATGCCAAATAGGTCAGAAGGGTCAACTTCAAACTTCGATTGAGTTTGGATAACTTTAGCTGGAGTTCCAGTTAATGCTGGGGCAGGGTTAGCTGGTTGAGCCTTGATTTCAGTAGCAAACTCTTGAGGAATTTCGTTTGAAACATTGATTTCTTCACTTAATGAAGGAATATAGTTAATTGACTGAATTTCTGACATACTCATGGGCTGTTGATCTCCAGTAATCATCATCAGATCTGAGGATACTCGATCTGTGTCTAATTGGGTCCCATCTGACAGAACTGCCACATATCTGCCGTTTCTAGCAGGCAAAACATCTCTAACTGTTACAACCGTACCTATTTTAGAGCGGTCATTTGTTTTTATCCATTGAAAGTCATTTGCTTGAAAGCTAGATTTAATAGCAACCAGCGTATCAATATCGTATCCGTTCATAATTTTATGTATTATTTTTTTAAGCCACTTTTTCACTTGACAATTTCTCTTCTAATTTTTTCATTTCAGTTTTTGTATCTACACGTCCATTATATAATCTAGTAAGAATTGTTCGAGCGGCTGAGTCGAATTTCTTATTAAAGAGAGTATCGTTCTTTGTTAATATTTGATCTGGGGTTACAACTTGCGCAGGTTTTATCTTACCTTGATATGCATCAGGCGAAATATTAAACTGGATTTGAATGTTTGGATACATTGACGCAAAGTCAAAACATGATACGTACTTATAGTATCCAGGAGTAGGTTTAGCCACATAAGCTCCGTCATACGTTGCGTCTTCTTCAAGAGCTCGACGATCGTTTGCCATGTACAAACCTCTATCTAAAAACTCACGACACATTAACGATTCAGTAATGAATACTGCTGAAAATACTTTTGAAACATCGACTTTTGCAAATTTTGAGATTGCAAATGCAACATCAAGTAGCCCAAGCTTATCTTCAATTAGTTTAATAAGAATTGTATCGATAATGTTATACTTAATGAAGTTCTCAATGTCTTGTTGAGCTTCTAGCATTGTAGCATATTCACTATGTAATTTGGTGGTTCCAAGAACAAGATTAGCAATATAATCTAACTTATAGTTCTCAACCACTTTGTAAGGTTTAGTATTCATGAAAACTTCCATGTAATCCAGAAGTCCCATGTGAACTGGCATTTTTGATTTGCCGATTAGGGTTTTGGTTGGCATTTCTTTCATTGCATCTACTCCAATATTCTTACAACGATTTATTAAGTAGATCCAGTCAAATCCAATTACGTTCCACCCAGTTAAGAATGGAATTTTTGGAAGAACTTTATGAAAGAACATTGTCATCATCTCAACCTCAGTTTCGAAAAATAAGTACTTAAGTTTAAAAGTTTGGCCGTGCGCTTTAAAATAGTCATTTACTTCATCTTGCATTTGATCAACCGCGGTAGTTTCCAACGGTTTCATAGTTGACATTACGAAGCAGATGTTTTCTTCATTCACAAATGTGATTAAATTGACTGGCATGGCTGCTCTTGCTGGATCAGGAAACTCTTGAGAGGTTAACTGAATCTCAATATCCAAATAGTACTTCTTTGGGCTATCATCTGAGTAGATTGACGAGAGTTCAGTCTCATCTAGCCGAGTTTGAGTTAATTCTTCTAGTCTAAAACGACTTAACCACTTACCTTGGACCTTTTTGAGGAATCTTCCATCCCAATTTCTGTTTTCAGTTGGGGTTGGAGTTAGATTCCAGTTATAGAGGTCGTGCGGAAGGATTGGCTTCTTCATAAAGCCGATAGTGCCGTCTGGTTTATAATAAGAAATGACTAGGGTTGAGTCTTCTGTGTGAAATTCGGTACTTACAATCATATTTTACTAATATACTAAAGATTAATGAGTTCCAGTTGAGCCAAATCCACCTACTCCACGTTCAGTTTCCACAGAATAGAGCTCCTCAAACGGAACTTCCTCAATTGTATCGTAAAATACAGGAACTAGTACAAACTGGATCAATTTTTGACCTGGCGTTATGAGCTGATCAACGCTTCCGACATTAATCACATGGATATGAATTTCTCCTTGATAATCTTCATCGCAGACTTCAGCGCCTTTAATTAATAATTGCTTGGTTGCAACTCCGGATTTATTAAAAGCAGTTAGCATATACCCAGTTGGAATATCGGCTTTAATACCGGTCGGAATTAAGACAGAATCGCTAGGGGCTAGTATTAACCCTGGGTAATCGTTTGGAACAAAAAAGTCGATACCGGCTGATTTAGAAGTTCCTCTAGTTGGGGTCTTTACGTCCCTAATTTTTGAAATTTTCATTAAATATGATTATTTGAGTTAGTATTACTTATTCTTTTACCTGTAAAGTGAAAAAAGTTTAAGTTTCGATCCTATCTTGCTGATAAATAACTCTAGCGCAAAATAGGCCAAGTTCAAAAGTTATGAATTTGGAGCTACTGCGATAAATAAATAACTTCAAAATAATACGCAAAAGCGATGGCAGAAAAATTAAATCTGAACCGATATAAAGCAAGCGGTGTCTACACAGTAGAAATTGATGAAAGCACTAACCTGAGTCTACCACTCTCAACTGGAAGATTGGTGATTGGATCGAGCAAAAAAGGCCCGATTAACTCAGTAGTACTTATCAATGACTTACGTTCACTGATTGCAGTATACGGAGAGACAGACTCTAAATTAGAAAAAAATGGTAGCTATTTTCATAGAACAATCGAGGTTGCTCTAAGACAAGGCCCAGTTTATGCACTAAACCTACAACCTATTGCTGATACTGATGTTGCTTATTTTGCAACATTCAACACAGAGTCAGCGTCAAACAATTCAAATTGGTCAGCTGGTACGTACAATGACAGTATCTCTCACTTCTATAACACTCAAAAGTTATGGTTTGCTGATGTTGATGCAGTTAACAAGTACAAAAACCTTTCATTAGGGGATACGTTCCCTGCAACTGGAACAACTGATCAAGATGCTAATAAAATCTTAACCGTTGTTAACTTGTCTAAGAAAGCAGTTACTGCATGGACTAGAATAGCTGATACTACTGGTTATGATATTAAAGTTAAGGATTACTACAAACTTCTTGGAGATAAAGTAGAAGTTCCTGAATTTTTACATCCAGATGATTACGTATCTGACTACTTCGTTGAATTAACTGTAGTTGAAGGAGATTGGTCTGATTATATTAGATTAGCAAAAGATCCTATCTACAAACAATACTTTAACGAAAGCGGTTTGATCCTATCTAAAATGAACGATTTCTTGGGATTAAGAGAAGTTACAATTGTTAACAGAACAAGTGGTGCTATCAT